GGTTCCGATGATGGTGCGGAAGTCGTCGGTCGGGGTGTAAAGCGTGCAGGCCATCGTCAGCAGCGCCTCGCCGATATTCGGGGCAGCTTGCTCGGATGCGTCCATGCTGAGCGGGTCCAGGAACTCGACCCAGCCTTCGAGAAAATCGCTCGCGGAAAGCGTCTCGACGATGAAGGCGATCACGTCCTGATTGGAGGGATCGATGTGCAGGCCGGTTTCGATGCCGCTCTGCACGGAAAAGAGGATGATGCCGTCGTGCCGCATCTGAGCCATATGCTCGGCAAACTGGAACTCGACCTTGCCCATGCCGATGATGACGCCGGGTAGGTCGGCCTCGCCGAGAGCGTCCATGTCGCTGCGATCGGCAGAGGTGAAGATGTTGAGCGTGCGGCCATCGCTGGTCGCGGCCTCTTCGAGAACGTCCTTCACCTTGGCGGTGAGTTTCGTCCATGCGGTTTCGGTGGCCATCAGGCGGGCACCTTCTGAAGCGAGAAGCGCCAGAAGCCTCGGTCGAACGCCGCAGCGCCGACAGGCTTGTAGATTGCGCCGGGATAGCGATGCAAACCAGAGACGCGGCAGGCGTCGCTTGGGCGGTCGGGGAAGACCGAGGCGAGCAGTTCAACCACGATCACCTGCGACACAACGCCGGGGCTTGGCGTCACCGGGTTTGCGATTTCCTCGCCGTAATCGACGAAGCCATAGACGCCGGTCGAGGGCTGCCCCCCAGCCGGCGTATATGTGAAAGTGTCGCCCAAATGCGCGACCGTGACGGGATCAAGCGCGTCGTCGGTCAGGGATTCGAGCGGGGAAGGCATCAGGGTGCCTTGTCTTCGGCGGCTTCGTTCGAAGCCTCGTCCTTCGTCGGTTCGGCGGCGGGTGCGACCCCTCCTTTTCGACCGTCCCCGTCATGGTCCAAGGGGTCCTTGGCGGACTTACCCTTGGCGGACTTACCCTTGGCGGACTTACCCTTGGCGGGCTTACCCTTGACGATCTCGGCCATCCCGGCGTCGACATATTGCTGCGCGATTTTGTCCTCGATGTCGGCTTCATCGGCTTTGACCTTCCCCTTCGCAGCATTGAGAACGACCATTCGGTCGAACAGAGCGATGGTGAAGGTCTGCAATGCACGGATGCGCATGGCTCTATCCTTTCGGGATCAGTGGGGGAGGGGCGAGGCCGAAGCCCCGCCCGGTCGATCAGGTGTTCTTGCCGCGAAGCAGGACTTCGGGGCGCGTCACCATGTGCAGCGGGTAAGAATAGATTTCCGGCTGCACCCACTGGTTGCGCTTCTCGTCGCGGATCAGTTTCGAATAGATCGGACGACCGAGGGTGTTGACCGTTTCGAAATCTTCACCGGGGCCGTTGATCCGGCGATAGAGGCCGGGAACGCCCGCAACGATGAACTGCACCTTGCTGGTGCCGACCGCCACGGTGCTGTTGTCGTCGGTGCCCTTGTAGTTGACCCATTCGACATCGCCGAAGCGGAAGGTCGTGAACGCCGTGCTGGTGCGCAGCGATTCCGCCGCCTGCCAGTTGGCGTAGGTCGTCCGAACGTCCGCATGGTTGCAGAACTGATCGTAGAAGGTGTCGCCGCACAGACCGATGATGCGGATGCCGGGATTCCATCCGGCGCCGAGCGCGCGGGCGATCGGGCGGATGATGCTGTTCGAGATCAGCGAGCGCAGCGCGCCCGCGGTCGGCGAGGCGTTATCGAGGTCGAAGTCGATTTCCGCCGGCTGCGAGATGCCGAACTCGGTGAAATAGTCGTAGAGCGTCGAACCGTCGGTATCGAGCAGGATGCCCTGGATCGCACCGAGCCGGTGGAGTTCCATGGTCATCTCATATTCCATCAGCAGCTTGGCCTGCTTCTGGGTGATGAGCTTGGCGGCCGTCAGCAGTTCGCTTTCGGTGCCGAACGCACGGACGTTCGCGATTTCGCGGGCGAAGACCTGATCCGACTTCGCGATGCGGGGAAGGGCGAAGCTGCGCAGCTTGGCCTTTTCGGTCGAGCCCATCGGGGGCTCGGTGCCGCGGAGCGAGGTCTTGATCGGCGTCAGGACATAATCCTTCCGCTCGATGGTCAGCGTGTCGGTCGTGATGCCTTCACCGGCGCCGAACAGACCGAGCGAACCGAGAAAGCCCGGAACGGAGGGCATTTTCTCGACCGCTGCGGTCATCGATGCGAGGCTGAAGGCATCGTCATTGAAGATGTCGAAGTGCATTTTCGATGTCCTTTGGATGCGCGGGGCCGTTGCCGGTCAGCGAGTGCTGCCGGGTGACTGGCTCAGCGATGTGGATTGGATCAGACGGCCTTGATGCCGAGCAGGGAAAGGACCGAGGCGAGGGCCGCAGCCTGTTCGGAGGCGTCAATGCCTGCCGCCCATTTGAGGTCGTTCTTGTTGATGATGCCGGGGCCGCGGCGCAGGACGCGCACCTGCAGGTCGCCGGAAGTGGCGTCCGCATCATGCATCAGGATCGCGGCGACCGTGCGGCGACCGTCATCAGTCCCCGCGTTATCATATGCCAGAAACTTGCCGCCGCTCGTCTGAGCGCCGAGGACGGTCCCGGCTTCGAGAACCTGGCCAGAGAGAAGCGTCACAACGTCGACGTGATAGCCGACGTCCATCGCAAGCTGGCCGATAAATTCGCCTTCGTGCATTCCTTCGGTGAGGGTTGCCATGATCTTGGCTCCTTTCGTTCAGAGATTACTTGCGCGCATCGGGGCAGACCGCGGCGATTGCGGTGTCCCAGATGGCTGCGGACGATTCCGCCTTTGCCTTGCCGTCCTTGCCGGCGTCGGCGTCGATGGTGCTGTTCGCGCCCTTGCCGAGCGCTTCCTTCATTTCCTTGCGGCCGCCATCTTCCGCGGCTTCGCGCTGCTCCTGCTCGCTGAGCGCGGTGCGCTCGACCTTCGGCATGTCCGCGAGGATCGCGCACACGTCATCGGCCGATGCCGAGAACAGCGAGGCGTTGGTGAGCAGCTTCGCCGCCGAGGCTTCGCGGCCCGCATAATGTTCGCTGGCCATCACGGCATTGAAGCGATCGGTCGCGGCCTTGAAACCGGCGTCGTGACATTCCTTCTTCGCGGCATCGAGCGCCGCACTCTGATTTTCGTCAGCCATAACAGGCTCCTTCTGCTTGGATTTGGCAGGCGGCGGGGTGCCGTCGCCGTCATCTTCGGTTTCTTCGATGTCTTCGGGCGCTTCCATCGTGGCCTTGGTGGCCTTGAGGGCAGCGGGAAGTCCGGCAAAACGGCTCATCGGGCCGATCTCCTTTCGCGCTTGTTGCGGTCGATTTCTTCTTCGAGGCGGGCCCAGGCCTCGCGCTCGGTCGTCACGGCATCCATGAGGCCGAGGTCGACGGCTTCCGAGCCCTCGAACCAGTCGGCTTCGGTGGCCATGGCATCGTCAACGGTGATACCGCGCCCCATCGCGACGATCTTGGCAAAGCGGTCGCGCACGGCGTCGCAACTCGCCTGGAACTTGGCGAGCGTCACCTTGTCGAGCTTTTCGACGCTGCTCCCGCGCATCTTGCGCTCGCCAGAGCGGATGATCGTCACCTTGACCCCCGCTTCGTCGAGGGCGCCAGTGATGTCGGTGTGCGCCATGCAACAGCCGATCGAGCCGACCATTGCCGTTTCCGGGCCGTAAACCTTGTGGCACGTCGAAGCGATGGCATAGGCCGCGCTGCACGCCTGTTCGTTCACCCATGCGTAGATGGGCTTTCCGCCTGTATCGGCGAACTCGGCGAGCTCGAGCACGAATTGCTCAAGGCCCGCTACCGCGCCGCCGGGGCTGTCGATGTCGAACCATATGGCCTCGATCGCCGGGTCGCGCACCGCGTCGCGCAGTTTGCGGGTCAGGCCGTCATAGCCCGTCATGCCGCACATCGGGTCGAGCCAGCCGAAGCGGGGGACCAGCGTGCCGACGATCGGGATAACTGCGACTTCGCCGTCGGTATGGAACGACCGCCCGCTGTCCCACTCGCGCCGGGCGTCGCCGCTCAGCGCGCTGCGTTCCAGCATCGCCTTGGCTTCCATGGCCGTGGCGTCGATTGTGCTGATCTCGACGAGGCCGAGGCGGGCCTGCAAGGCGAGCAGGGTAGCTTCAAGCTGGTGCGGCAGGATCGCCAAAGGGCGGTCGAGAAGCTGCCGCGCGACATTGGTGTAGGGCTGCGGCCCTGCGCCGATCTGCCTCACTGGCCATTCCCCTTCGGTTTGGATTTCGGATCGGAAGGCGGCGGCGTTTCTGCGTCACCGGGATCGACCTGATCCACGCCGGCCGATGCCTTGATGTCATGCTGAACCGGAGCGAGGCCCATTCCATCGCGCGCCGCCTGGTAGAAGGCTTCTTCGGCCAGCACGTCATCGGGATCGCGGCCGCGCTCAAGGATGTGCTCGATCGTCGAGGTGCGCCCCGCTGCGGTGTCCTTGTTCGCCGCATCCGCTTCCTTGTTCGGATCGACCGAGCCGCGTCCGGGGCCGATCCATTCCGCGAAGCAGATGGCGGTCTTGTTCCGATAGAAATTGGCCGGGCCGCCGGGGATCTTGATGTCGCCGTTCGCAACTTCCCATTCGAGCCACGCGGCGTAGATCGGCGTCAGGAAGGCTTGGGTGAAATAGATGCGGTCTTCGAGCAGGCCGCGCCAGATTTCGTTGAGCAGCGCGCGTGCCGACGAGTAGTTGATGCTTTCCCAATCGCCGGACAGCTGCTGATAGCTGATCCCCATCGAACTGGCGATTTTCTGCAGGATGAACTGAACGAAATTGGAATAATTGCTGTTCGGGCTGTTGCGGTTCGGAACAACCACGTCCTCGCTCGGCAGGAGATGCACGACGCTGGCATTGTCGACCATGACGGGGTTGCGCCCGCGATAGTCGAGATAGCTTTCGATCCACGGATCGACCGAGCCGTCTTCCGACCCCGGCGCCAAAGCCCCTTCAAGGTCTTCGGTCGTGCCGGGCGACTTGATGAAGAAGCTGTAGATCGCCGACTTGAGCGCCGCCGCCAGTTCCGCCCGGTCGATGCGGTCGACCATCTTCGACGGGACCATGGCTTCGGCGAGCCGCGAGATGCCGCGCATCTGCTCCACGCGCCGCGGCGAGAAGACATGCACGAACTTGGCGCGTCCGGTCCCCCCGCGCGCCGGGATATAGTCCCAGCGGGTCGCGCTCAGCGCCGCATGGGGATCGTCGGGGTGCCCGGAACGGACGTAATAGCCGATCGCCGCGCCATTGGCGTCCATACGCACGCCGTTGCGCAGCATGGGGCCTTCCTCGTGCGCTCGATAGTCCGGCGTCGAAATGCGCTCGGGTTCGATCAGCATGACGTTGGTCGGGTTCGTCAGGCCACGATCATCGTCGCGAATTTCCGCCGCCGCCTCGCCGTCGCGCAGATAGGTCAGATAAGCCAGCTTCGCCATCGCGCCGAAGGTCAGGCGCTGGCGAGCGTCACAGCGGCGCTCGATGTCGTTCGCCCACACCTTGAACCGCGCCTGCACCTTGCGCGACCAGTCCATGCGCCAATTGATGTCGCGGCCGAGCAGCGAATAGACGGGCTGCGCGGAAAGCTGGATGCGACCGCCGATGACCGCTTCGACGCGGCGATCGAGGCCACCGTTGATCCAGCCATTATTCTCGTCGAGGTCGCGCGCGCGGCCAAGGATCAGGTCGATGTCGCCCGGCGATACCGTCCCGGCAAAGCCCGGACGCTTCGACCAGCCGCGCATTTCCGAGATGTCCCGGCGCGCGGCGTCACGCTGGTTGCTGCCGAGCATGGCTGATCGCGCCGCGGTCAAGGCGGCTCCCATTTTCCCGAACATGCCCATGTCAGTTCGGCCAGCCCAGCGCGATGGCGCGGCGGCGCTTCTTGCCCTGCGCGGCCTGCTCAGCCTCTTCCAGCTTGCGCTGCTTGAACTGGATAAGGTTCTGCAAAGATTCGAGCGTCACCTTGCCGTAGATCAGCCGGCGACCGCTGCGCCAGACATCCGTCACCATCTTGCCCGATGCGAGGCTCATCTGCGCCGCTTCCAGCGCAATGATGTCGGCGCGGAGATTTTCCGCGTCGGTGGGCGCGGTTGCCGAATCCTTGATCGGCAGCACGAAAGTTTCCTGAAACGTGCGGCCGCCTGCGGTCTGGCAGGTCATTTCGATGACGGCCGTCTCGCCCGAAGCGCCGCCCGAGATATAGGACGTGATGCGCGCGCCGTTTACCGTCGGCGCTTCGACGTTCACGGTTCCGGCGATCACCGTCCTCGTCGGGGTGCCGCTGATCGTGTCGCCCGCGTCGAGCGGAACGTCCCACGAATAGTCGAAAACCTCGTCGGGGTCTTTGGCAGGCCAGGTGGCGCTCAAGATGCGATCCTCTTCCGAGTTGCGGTCGCGACCACGCGCGGCGGTCTGGCGGGTTGGGCGATGCGCGCCTCCCGGCTCGGAGAGGCAACGCGGCTTGGTTCGGTGGTCGCGGTCGTCCGCGGCCGCAGGCTTCCAGCCGCCCGTCGGTCGGACGATGGAAGCGTGATCCTTATGGTTGGCGATGACGCCAGATGATCGTGGAAGGCCGAAGCCACCGCGATCGAACTGGCCGAAGCGAGCAGGGGCGATGTTGCCGCCTGCTCATGCGATGCCGAATCCGGCGATATTGCTGACCGGGCCGCAATGCTCGGACTGCTCGCAGTCGTTTCATGCACCGCGTCATTGGCCGCGATCATGCCGCGCCAGGCGATCGTGGGCTGCCCAACGATATGCGCGTGGACCGCAGAGGCCGGCGTGATGGCAAGCGACCCCGAAAGCGTCGGGCTGCTCGCCTCATGGCTGTGGGCCGCGCTGTCGACGCTCACCGATGCCTTGGCGGCGATCGTCGGGCTTGTCGCGGCTTGGGCATGGCTCGCGTCGTTCGGCTGGACCGAACTGGCCGCCAATATGGTCGGGCTGGTCGATGTGAGCGCATGGGCCGCGCCATCGACCGAAACCGCCGACTGCACCGCGATCGTTGGCGAGGTCGCCGTCTGATCGTGCGCCGTGCTGTCCACCGCAACAGAGCCGCCAGTCGAGACGGTCGGGCTTGTCGCGCTCGATGCGTGATAGGCGTCGTCCGGCGCCACCGTGGACGCTGCTGACAGACTCGGCTCGCTTGCCGTGTGTCCGTGCGCCGCGTCGTCAGGCTGCACCGACGATTGCGCGGTCAGGCTCGGGCTGCTTGCCGAATGACCGTGGGCTGCATCATCGACCGTGACGCTGCTTGCCGCTGCGATCGTCGGCTCGCTCGCCGTCTGCGCATGGGCCGCATTGTCCGGCGCCACGCTGTTCGCCGTCGTGACCGTCGGGCTGCTGGCCGTGTGAGCATGGGCGCTATCATTGGGCGCGATGGTCGAATTGGCCGCGATTGTCGGACTCGATACCGTATGCGCCGATACCGCGCTGTCCGGCGATATGGCGACAGGAACGCCGACCGTGGGGCTGGTCGAGGTCGTCGCATGCGCAGCATCGTCGGGAGCAACGCTGGACTGCGCTGCCAGCGTCGGACTGGTCGCGCTTTGGCCATGCGATGCGCCATCGGGGCTGATCGTCGCCTGCGCTGCTAGGCTTGGGCTTGTCGCCGTCTGGCTGTGCGCTGCCGGATTGGGCGAGACGTTCGATTTTGCCGACAGCGTGGGCGAGGATGCGCTGTGCGTGTGCGCGGCGTTTGTGGGCGTGACAGATGCGGGGCTACCGCTCGTATAAGCCGGACGCAGTGCTATAGACACCGCCGCCCAGCTATTCGCGCTGTTGTTCGACCCGCCGCCGAAAACAGCCGGGTCCATCGCCCCGCTTCCAGACCATTCGATGTAGCCCGCACCGACAGCAATATCGTTCGTGTCAGCCTGATTGACCGATGCGAAGGCCGTCAGGTCGGACGATGTGAGCGCCGCTGCCGTTGCCGCGGCCTGCGCGCCAGAGAATACGCCCACCGAGCCAGTCGTGATCGGCGTGATCGCGCCAGGATTCGGCTTGGCTGTCCCTGTCCCGGTTGCCGTGACGACCGCAACGTCCATCGGCGTCGTAAGATCGACCCCGCGAAAGACCATGATCCGCGCGGCCTGCGCATCGTTCGCGCTGCCCGACGAACCAATCGTGACCGTCGTATCGGGCGTCGAGCCCATGAACTTCGCATCGACGCCGAGATTGGCGTCATAGGTCGTGCCGTTGGCGTAGATGTCCGCCAGCTCGGTGTAACCCGACGTCGTGGCAACGGCGCGATCGGCGTTCGATCCGATGCCCTGCATCACGACCACATAATCATTCTCGGCGGGCGCGCTCGCGATGCCGCCGGTCAGGTCGGTGAGCGAGACGTTCGTCGTGCTGGTTGCGCCCGCTCGGCTCCACGTCTTGCCGCCGACGTAGAGGATATATTTGACCGGAACCGTGATGGTTTGGCTGACCGTCAGCCCGTCCGTATCGGTGACGGTGACTTCAACGACGAGATTGCCCGCCGTGTCCGAAAGCGCATCGCTGGCGAACCGCAGGCCCGTCGTGCCAGTGACCTCGAACGCTGCGCTATCCGCCCCGCCCGTGATCGCCATCGACGCTGCCGTCTTGTCGATGGTGACGGTGTGCGCGAGCTTCGTGCCGATCAGGTTCGGGACGGTCGAGGGGCTGGTGATGTTGGGCGAGGCGGGACCGCCAGCGCCAATGTCGATTGTGTAGCTGTTGCCGACCGTGAAATTGCCGGGGCCATAGGCCCATTCAATCGAAGTCGTGTTTGAGCCGCCGTCATATGTCGGGCCGCTCGTTATCGTAGAATATGCGGTTCCGTTGACGCTGATTGCCTTGCCGGACAAAAAGCTTGTAGCGTCGCCGGTGAATCCGGCGGTTATGCTCCCTGCGGTGACGCCCGTGACAAGGTTCGTGCAGGTGAACCCGCCGAATGTGTCAGGAGAAAGCGATCCGGCACTAAAGGCAGGATAATAGCCTTGGTATGCCCCAAGAACATCGCCCGCCGTGAGTGTGCTGGCCACGGCCTAGCCCGCCGTCAGGATCAGGCTGGGTCGCCGAACTCGAATTTCCAGCTGCCGATGTCGACCGTGCCGCCAGCTGCGACCGCTTGGCTCGCCGTGGTGGTCACTTCATCGACCTGGCTGTTGGAGGTATCGAGCAGCGCAGCATGAGTGACCGTGCCGCTGACATCAACAGGCACGCCCGACTTCGCAGCGATCGTGCATTTGCGCCCGCTGGAATCGCCGTTGGCCTTCGTGAAGTCGCCGCTGCTCATTGCAACATCTGCGAGCGCATAAGTCGCGTTGGCTTCTGTGTAACTGGTCGGTTCAGCCGACAGGGCGACCTGCTTGTTGCAGTTGGCGATAATCAGGTCGGCAGGTGCATCGAGGAACCTGTCAGAGGAACGCTTACCCATTTGCCAGCCCCTTCAGCTCGTCTTTCGGGAGCAGGCTGTTGTCGCCGCTCCACACATAGTTCCGCGCCTGCTCTATCGAGATGCCGAAGTGCGCCGCCGCCCGTTCCGGCATGACAAGACGCCGCTGCTTTTCGACGGGCCACAGGCTGCCGGCGCCGCCGGAGAAAACCACCCACGGTTCGATGTCGAGTTCGTCGATGCCGATCGGCACAACGACCTCGGCGTCGGTCGTCTCACCCCATCCGCACGCCGCAAAATAGGGCGCCGCGTCGGGATCCTCGAAGCCGTAAACAACGGTCGGGTGGAAATCGAGCCGGCCATGCTTGACCCGCTGGTTGAAGATGAAAGCGTCCATCGGTCGGTCCTTTTCGTTCGCGGCTATCCGCGCGAGTTGAGCCTGTCGAAGCGGTCGAGCAGCGACGGCTTGGCAGGTTTCTGGGCTTCTGCTTCCGGTTCCGGCGCCGCATCTGGTTCGTCATCGACGAGGCTCACCATCTGCGCCCAGACGGGGCGGGGCAGGGGGCCGAACCAGCACCGATCCTTGCGGTCGGGTTCAAGCAGGATGCGGCCAGCTTCGGCGTAGGCGTAGCAGTCCAGGCTCTCGTTCGGCCCGCTGCGCACCCATTTGCCTTCCTGCTCTGTCTCATTGAAAAACTCGTCGAAGGCGTCCTTCGGCGTGTTGAGCGCGAAGTAGCATTGGCCGGGCGAGCCGTCGGCAATCGCGAGGTCCGTCACCGTGTCGCGCTTCAGGTCATCGACCCCGAGCGTGTGCAGCGTGATGACTGGCTTGACGACCTTGCCTTCGCTGTCCTTGCTGATCTTCGTCGGCGCTGAAAGCCTCTCGCGCTTTCCGCCGACGCCCTTGATGCACCGCACCTTGCGCCAGTCGCCCCAGCGCTTCTTGTCCATCCGGCGCGCGAACTCATAGGCGAGCCATGTCGCGTTACCGTCGCCGGTGTCGATCATCGTGACCGCGACCGGCATGGCCTTCGAAGGGTCCGATTGCATCGGGATGAGCCGGTCGATCACCTGGCTTTCGAGAACCAGCCAATCGTCTGCAACGCGGGTCGGGCGAATGTCGCGCATGACGCCATCGGGGTGCATCCGCTGCCGGATCGTAAAGCGGTCGATCAGCCATGACCGGCGCTCCAAATCCCATCCGCGTATCACGACATCGAAGCGGTTGCCGCCGGTGTCGATCGCCGCGGTGGCGAAAAGGACGCCATCGGGAACCTCGCCCATGCGATAGCTGATCGCCTCGTCGGCCGAAGCCATGGACTTGGTGCGCTCGCGCAGCGCTGCCGCGTCGACGCTTCCCGATCCTGCCGCTCCTTCGAAAACCTCGCCGAAGGTGCGGACCATGACCTGCCGCAGTTTGTCGGACTTGCCGGTGCGCTCGCGATGCTCGATCGCGCCTTCCATTTCCACGGCCAGTTCGGCAAGCGTGACCTGCGAAACCATCAACGCATGGATCCAGAAGCCCATCGTGATCGTCGGGTCCATGTCGCCCACGATCCCGAGGTCAACGTCGAGCGTCTGCCCCGCGTGCATGTAATCGCCGGCCGCGACCATTTCCTTGCGCTGCGCGTCATCAAGCTCAACGCCGCAATGCGGGCAGATCATGGCCGCCGTCTCCCGCGCCATTTTCAGCCGCTCGCCTATGGGCGTCCGCTCGGGCGCTCGCTTGTAATCCAGCTTGAACCGGGGAACGTCGGGCCAATGCTTTGTCGGATAGGGGGATGCGTGGCCGCCGCACTCTGCGCAGGCCATGACGAATATGCCGCGGCTCGATTGAAGCCATGCCTGCGCGATGCCGCCCGACCATCCGATGTCAGGGTGCGCGCAGGCGTAAATCTTGCGCAAGCTGCCGACCATGCGCTGGCGCTGGCGGCCTTGCTCGAGGAAGTTCGACGTGAACTTCTTGCTGTAGCTGTCCGGCTCGTCGAAGACGATGAACCGGCCTTGGCGGTTGGTCGTCGTCTTGCCCGACATCGCGAGCAATTCGACCGTATAGCCGCCGATGCGCTTGCGGCGTAGCGTGTTGTCGCTCGGGCCGCCGCCGATCTTCGCAGCTACGCCTTCATGGTCCTCGAACAGCGGTTTGAAAACGCGCTCCGCATAGCTGCCGACCTCATCAGGGCCGGCGAGATACCACATGATGTCGCCGGCGGGGCCGAACTCCATCGTCTTGAGCGCATAGTTCTCCGCGACCACGGTCCCGCCCGACCGCGCGGGCTTGGGAACGATGACCTCGTGAATGCCCGGAGCATCGAGCGCTGCCATCGGCTGGGCAAGATATGGGGTGAGGTCGAGCGACCAATCGGCCGTCTCGCCATCGGACTGCCGAATTTTGCGATGCTCGATCGAATATTCGAGGGTCGATATTTCCCGCGGGGGATCGAGGAAGCGGAGCGTTTCGGTCGCAATGTCGAAGATGTCGGCGCAGAACGCATCCTGCGCGATCAGCTCACATGCTTCCGCGATCTCCTGCTTCGTTAGAACCCGCACCGAACTCCCCGACGAATTTGCTGCACATCGACTGCATCCCGACTGCGACCTTGCGCAGTTCCTCGGTCATCGCTGTGCGGATGCTGGCTGGCAGGGCGCCGGTGGGGTCGATCTTGGACCCGACCCCAAGCACCGCTGAAACCGCCGACTGGTTATAGCCGCGGAGGAAGTCCCGCAGATCGGTTGCCGGGACATAGCCGCCCGACTTCATCTTGTTCTCTTGGATGGCGAGCGTGAGATTCACCTGCTTGGTGAGCTCGGCCATATCGATGCGGCCCGCTTCGTCCGGGTCCATGTCGAGCCCGACCGATTCCACGACGCGGCGGTTGCGATCCTGGCGCCGCGCAATTTCCCCTCGGAAGTGGGCGAGCAACGCGGCGACCGTTTTCTTGGGATCGAACTCCCATTCGATGCCGTTCCCGCCGCGAACGAACGCGCCGCTGTCGGCGAAGGCGGGAAGGTCGCACCATGCGCGCAGCGTGGGCCACGAAACCGACAGCGCTTCCGCCATCGGCTTGGACGACAGTTTCGTTTCTTCGATCGCTGAAATGCGCCGCTCAGCGGCTTCCAATGCCTCGATCCGAGACGAGATGGAAACCGTCTGCGCCATCAGGAAACCTGCGATTTTTGGAATGGTGGAACCGCGCTCAAATCGGTGGGCGCAATTTCTGATCGAGCAGACTGATACATATTCCGTTCGGAAGTGTCTATCAGTTTCTTAGAGTTCGCTTTCACATCGGCTTCCCGGTCGAATATTCCACATAGTCGGCGACCCGATCGGCGCAGCATCGCAGGCTGTCGAGGGGATGGCGACCGGCGTGGACCAGCTTCGAGGCCCGCGTTATCGCGATGTCGTCGAGGACAACCTTGTCGAAGAAGATGCGCAGGCGCGACGGGATCATCAAGCGGGCATTGCGCAATTCGTCCTGCGCGTCGAGCTGCGACGGTGTGAAGGGCAGGCCGACGGTTGCCGTTCCCGCGATGCGGGGCTCGAAGTTCGTCGACTTGACGTTGCCCGAGAGGCCGCTGCGCTCGTGCTGCTCGCAATACCATGCGCAAGCCTTGCTCTGGCGCGCCGTGATGCGGCCCGCGTTATAGGCCCGCTCATAATGGCTGGTCACGACCCGGCGGCGCGTGCTCATCGGCACATCGGTCCAACGCTCACCGCCGACCGCAACGACCCGGCTCTCCCCCTTGGCCAGCCATTCCGGCGTCGGCTCCACGACGGTGCTGCCGATGTTGACCGTCAGACCGTCGGCGACCTGGATCATCGCCGCCTGTCGCGCCGTCTCGCGCTCGGCATCAGCGCGGTCGCGGGCGATCATTCCGGCCTTGCGCGCTTCCTCCTTCGCCTTCCGAGCCTCAACAGCCGCAACGGGATCCTCGCCCATCAGCGCGCGGGCGATGCGGTCGGCCACCTGTTCGGTGTCCCGGTCAAGGCCGGCGCTGTCCTGTGGGTTGTCGATCATTCCGCTTCCTCCCCGAAAATCTGCTCGAACAGCATCTTCACCTGCGTCTGCTCCGGCCATGACAGGTGATCCATGTTGAAGACCGCGATCTTCTTTCCCGACCTCCACCACATCTCCCGGCTCGCGTTGCGGCCGTTCGAGGGGTCGGGGTCTTTCATCGCGTCCGCCATCGATCCGAGAGATGACCGGAAGCCGCCGGGCTTGTGGTGGCTCATATGAGTTTATCCCTTGGCGGGCGAAGGGCTTTGGCAGTTTCCTTGGCCAGCGGTCCCGGAGTGGCGCGC